CCTACCGACTATTAGTGGTTTATTTAGTTAAGGTTAAACTTAACAATACCCTTAGGCATTTTTGCGATAGTTGCCATGTAGCCGTAAATAGCTACTTGCACTTGTAGGTTTGATACTACGTTTACTGACATATATGCCGTAGGTGATTGGTAAACCGTAAAGGCCTCAGGTGCAAGGATTACGGCTGAGTCGTCGATCGTTGTAGTAGCGGTAAAGTTTTTATCTACATAGAGATCGAGTCCGAGTACGTTGCCTCGAATAGATCCCGGCTGCACTAGACCGCCTGCGTTCATTGGCTGAGATGCTGAGTAGATTGGTCGCCCGGTAGTATCTGTAGCGCCCATTAGTAGCTGCCATTGTGATCCATTGGCGATGTAGTTATTAGCAAAATAACCTGTAGCTTCGTAAACCTTACGAGCTGAGTCTGAGGCAAACTCGATAATACCGGCTGAGTCTGCATCGCATCCTGAGCTATATTGACCAGCTGCGATAAGTGCGTTTAGTACTGTCGTATCGAGAGTCTTTAGATACGCGTTTTGTAGCTGATTTGTTAGCTCTGCATAGAAATTAGGATCTGAGCGCTCTAACAATTCTACGCTGATCGTATTCATGCCTGCGTACTTAGATACGGTACCTGTTAGGTAAGCCGTTTCCATCCCGGTATTTTGTACCGCTCCGGCTTCGAGCTCAACGGTTACGACAGGTGCTACGCCTGTACCGCCACCGGCTGAGGTAACGAGTGATGGCACGTTGATCGTCATACCGTTAGTAGGCAAAACTCCACGTGAGCAAGCATCGATAGCAGGTGTACCAAAACGAGTGTTAGTAGGAAATTCTGCTAAGTACTGAGTAGGTGAAAATGCAGGGTTTGTAGCAAAGCTATCATCGGCTGCGGTTACGTATAGCTTTGAGTCATCGTTACCTAAAGCTGCCTTAATCTTGTGCTCTGTATAAGCGCCCATAGATGTAATAGGTGTACGTACTCGCTGAGAGTCTAGTACGGATGGTCGGATGATCTTACGAGCGGCTTCGACTTTTTCAGCCTCTGCCGGTGCATCTACCGGAGTATCCTCCGGTGTATTTTCAGGGGCTGTAGTCACAGCTTCCTCGCTTTCAGTTTCGGTTTCGACCTCTACGATGGTCGTAGAGATAGTTGTAGTTTTTTCTTTTGTACTTGTAGCTGCCTCAAGCGCTGCTCGAGCTGCTGCAATATCAGTTACGGAGGCGCTAGAAAAGGCCGCACTCTCAACGAGGCTTACCTCTTTGAGGACCGCCGCCGTTACTAACAGGTAATCCCCCATAGGCTTAGAGGCCGTTACATCGACCCCTACGGATAAGCCGGATACTAGGTTTTCCTGAGCTAGTACTAGAGCATCTTGTCCTCGAGTGCTGCTAGATAACTTAAAGGATCCGTAAACGCCCGCCGGTGATGTGGACTCTGAAAATGAAATGGCGCGCCCTACCGGTTTATCGGCTTGATGCTGCATAAGTAATTTTATATCTGTTGCCTCAGCGTATGTAATTGAGCCGCGCTCAAACATAACCGGGCCTGCGGATGTATGTCCGATCTCGCCATATGGTGCAACGAGTCCGGATACGATCCTACGCTCTGTATCTGCGGCCTGTATTTCTTGGCTAAACGTTAGTAGCACTTGTATCTCCTAGCGGTGTTAGTTGCTCCATTTGTCGTGCTTGATCTACGTCGATTAAATCTAGGTTTAACATTTTCTCGATGATGTCTAAACGATCCTTAGCATCGACACGTAAAAACGTATCGTCTACCGCGAAACGCACTTGATTGGCTCCGTTTGTCACGTCGTTCATACTGAGCCGGTCCTCTATCGCCGAAATGTAAGGTTGCAGAGAGTACGCCACAAATTCTTTCCGGCCGTCTAAGATATTTTGATACGTCATACTATTATTCATGTCGGCGCTAATTAGGTAAGCCGGTACGTTCATCGCGCGGCTAATTTCAGTAGCAAGGTACTGAGAAAATTCCGCGTACGCCATGTCCTTTGGTGAGAAAGATGTAGGGACATAATCGAGAGTGCTCGTTAAATATGCGGTGCTGCGATTTTGTCTAGCGCTCTTAAAAGCTGCTAGTAGTCCTTGTATCTGAGACTCCGGTAAATCTGCACCGTTATTTTTTAGAATACCTGTAGGCATTGGTGTAGCTGCACTAATAGCGGCCGCACGTTGTACGTCGTAAGCAGCTTTTATAGTTGTACTTGCAGATTGTAATACACCAGGCAAAAGTGATTGGAAAGTAAGTAGAGATCCAATACCGCCCATAGGTACCTTATTACCGTCTACGAAATAATCTTGGATCTCTGTACCGTATTGATTAGTCGTATATGTAACACGATTATTAGCGACCCACTCAAAACCGGATGGACGACCATCATCGGCGTACAAAGATGTAACGCGCCAATATGCAACAGAATAAAAAATTAAACTATCGACGGTTGCAGCGATCGTAACGCTGCGAGGTTGGCGGATATCCGGCTGCTCTAACCAAACAGGGGAGCCTAACTTTTCGCCGGTAGATTTTTTGTATAGAGATAAATCAATAGAGCTGATAACTCCGGCGATCAAATTACGGCAACGTGCAACGCTTGATACTTGTAAAGCAAAATTACGATCGATACCTACGCCGTTATATCCAAAATTACCCGTATTAAAAGATCCATAACCGTAAGTAGTATCCATTACGGCAGGTGCATACTGAGCCTCTACCTGAGGCTTGTCGGAGCTTTTGAGCCCTAGAGTTTGGAGTAATCCCATAAGAGGGATTTTCTCAAAATGTCAAGCATAAATCCGTTTTTTGCCGGCGTGTCTCTATACGTAAACTTTAGCCTCAGCCATTGGCTGATTAAGTACGTGGACGATCATCGATAGCCCAATAGCTATATCGATCGGCCCGGCGGATTTACGCCGTACTAATCTCCAGCTAGCGTCGCTTTCTTTTGCCGCGCAATTTTGCATATGTGCGACTAGCTCATCTTGCCCCGAGTGCACGAGTTTATTATTTGATAGAGCTTGATGTAGGTCTCCGCTAGCCTGATATCCCTTTTGGCCTGATATATCGGTTATATGTACGCCGTTAATTTCGAGGCGTTTGGCTATCGAGGCGGTCGTGTACTTGTCGTAGCAAACGGTCCGAGGGTAAAAGTCCTTGCACCATTTAGCAATATGGTCGGCCATAAATAGCTCGTCGATAGATACGTCAGAGTGGAAAGTCTCAAGGACGGCGACACCGATACGGCCATCGGGGAGTACTTGGCCCATAGTGAGAGACCCGTTGCGCCTCGATGGTGCAACATCAAAGGCAAAGATAGTAAGGGGTCCCGGTGACAATTTTAGATCCTTGTCTCCGGCATTTTCTACCGACATATGCGGCCACGGGCTTTGAGTGCTCGAGATCCATTGACATAAGAGCTCAGTTTTAGTTGTCTCTACCGGCTGAGTAGCTACCGCCTCCTCGAGTGCCTCCTCGGTAACGGTGTAGCCAAGCGCCGGATTAGCCATGGCCCACGCATCTCGATCGGTAATAGCTGCAAACTGAGGAGCTGAATACTCGTAATAGCCAAACGTTTTAGGCGGAAAACTAAGAGCCCTCTCGCGTAGATCATTAAGTACCGTACTAAAAGCATCGCCGGCATTTGAGGTAAGCAAGGTTTGAGCATTGGCCCGGGCACGAGTCGTAGGCGTTGCAGCTCTAAAACCTTCCTCGGAAATCTCTCGTACCTCATCGATGTAGAGCAGGTCCGCCGTACGACCGCGGCTACCGTCGCGAGTAGCTGCGACTACATCAAGGCGAGCGCCGTTTTTCATCTCAATACTTTCGGTACCGTTAGCAAACCGGATCTGTTTAACCGCCCGGCTTAGCCCGTCGTTACCCTCGATCGCGTAGGCCACTTGCCTAAAGGTGTCTAAAGCCATCGATCTATTAGAGCTCATAATAATCACGTTTTTAGAGTCGAATAGATACAGGTGCGCGAGCATCATCATACGAGCGAGGTGAGTCTTACCCTGTTGCCTTGCACAAAGTACAA